GTTCGTTCAACGGATAGGACAGGAGTCTTCTAAACTCTTAATGGGGGTTCGATTCCCTCACGCCGGACCAAAATCAATAACAACTATACCAAAGGAGATTTATGTCAAGAAGAAACTCTGTAGACCTGCAAATAGTTGAGTGCGACAATTCAACAAAACAAACAAAAACAAAAGCGGGCACACATGCATTGAAAGTGAGAATCGACGATTTAAAAACTTTCGAACCACTTACAGATAATCAAAAGAAGTTTTTTGATGCATACAAAAGACAAGATTATTTCATTGCGTTACATGGTGTAGCAGGTACAGGGAAAACATTTTGTGCTTTATACAAGGCACTTGAAGAAGTTCTAGACAGAAACAATCCTTTTCAGAAAATTATTGTCGTTCGATCAGCGGTACAATCAAGAGAGATTGGCCATTTGCCTGGTGATGTAAGTGATAAGATGGAAATCTATCAGCAACCATACAGACAAATTTGCGAAACATTATTTGGTCGTAAAGATGCATGGGATAGGTTAGAAGAGCAGGGTCACATTGAGTTTATCAGCACCAGTTTCATTCGAGGAATGTCCTTTGATAATGCAATCATCATTGTGGACGAAATGCAGAATTTGTCCTTCGAAGAAATTGATACTGTAATGACCCGAGTTGGTTATCGTTCAAAAATTATATGGTGCGGTGATTATCGTCAAACTGATTTGAACAAAAAGAAAAATGATGTAACTGGTATTTTAAAATTCTTTGAAATTGCCCATCATATGGATGCGTTTACTAGAATTGAATTTAGTGTTGATGATATTGTGAGAAGTAGTTTAGTGAAAGATTATATTATAGCAAAACTTAAGGTTGATGACTTCACAGGAGAAAAGAAATGAGTTTAAATACACTTCCACCTCCAGTTAGAGACAAATTTTGGATTGATGATACCAATAGTTTTGGTATTAATTCACTTAATGCGATCAATAGTCCTGGTAGTCTGACTATACAACCCTTGGATACAATTCAAGGTAAGATGATAACAGCAAAACTTGAAATTGACGAACATACTGGCATTAATCTGGATGATGATATGCTCAAAAAGAAAGTTCTGAATATGTTATTGAATGAATTACTGAGCGCAAAATGCATAGAGTTTACAAAACAGCAAGATGTTGCTACAAATACAACAGTTATTCGTGCTAGAATCTTTGCAACACCCGACAATCACGTAAGAATTGTCAGAGAGGCAACAAAATGAATGAAAAAGTTGTCAAAAAGAAATCATTATGGAGAAAAAGGCAGGCACCTAGCAGATAATGCTTGACAATCTTACCGCTCTTTGATACTATATCAATGTGATGAGAAAGAGAGAAAAAGAGATGAGTAAGAAAGTTAGCAAATTTGATATAAGTGAGTTGTGTGGCTGGGTTGGTATGGTGTTGATTCATGCTGCTACTCTTCCTACTAGTATTGGTGTGATTCTAGGGTATAACGATAGACTTCCTCCTGTTAGTATGGTTTTGATGGTATGGGCTGGTTTGTTTCTGTTTCTGGTTCGTGCATTAGGTCGTAACGATAAGTTATACATAATAAGTAACGCTGTTGGTTTCTTCTTTAACAGTGTATTGTTGGCTTTGATTGTGTTTAAATAATGGAGAACATGATGAACTACGGAATGTTTACAGACTACGGTAATGAAGTAGTCGGTGGTGTTGTGATTGCTGCGAAAGAACTTGGTTGGTCGGTTGGTGAAGTTATCGAAATTCTGGAAGATATCTCTACCGTTCGTGGTCTTCACGAAGCAAGTGATACCGCTGTTCGTGAGTCTGTTTATAGTGCAATATTCATGGAGAATACATAATGAGTGATTTAGCGTGGGAGTTGCAGGCATACGGCGCCTCTAAAGCCGATATTCTTGAGTCAATTACTGATTCAATGACATTCAAACTATCTGGTCCTGGTATGATTGCTGCAAGCTATCTGTCGGATGCACAAGAGGTTCTTGTACGTAATCCTGAAGCGGCTCGTCAGTATATTAATATCGCCAAAATGATTATGTTTGAATACGAACTAGGATTCAATCAACGATGAAATTAGAACCCTTCTATGTTGTAGCGGGTAACAAAGACCAGTTTGATAATTTTGTTATTCGCAAGCGTATGCTTGGTTTTAGTTATGATTTTCGGTATGTATGGAATGCGGATGTATTGCGTGGTTTGACCAAGATTCGTGGCTTCTATGTTGGTGACTATAAAAGCCATCCTGAATGGTTGAATATAAAACAAGCGATTGAAATTATTAAGTTGAAAGAGAAAGGTGTTCGTGATGAGTGTGCCGTTTGAAAATGAAATTAATGAATTGTGCCGTGATATTGCTGAGGCTACATTGACCGACTTTACCGAAGATGAGTATGAAAATATGATGGACGAAATGTTTGCCGAGCATCAAGCGTTGATGTATGCGGCACAATCATATGATAACGATGCAGTTGCGTATGGACTAGGATAGATGGCATTAAAGCTGTGCAAAGACTGTAAAAACTTTTTAGAGGGTCCCGAGGCGGACCCTGTTTGTACTCATTCTCATGCAACAAAGTATGACGATTTGGTGTATGGCAATCATAGCAAACGAACATGCATTGAGATGCGCCAAAATAAAACTTTATGCGGGACGTTTGGTAAACTTTATTCAGCAAAACCTGGCTTTATACCAATGATAATTGAATGAAACAATTACTTGAAAATCTGCCAAAAATTCTTGGGATACTACCCGAGATTATCAAGTATATCAAATATATCCCTATTCTTATGGTCCTTGCGGGTATAGGATATGGGGCATACTATTTTGCAATGAACTACCGTGATCCCTACAAATGCTACAATAATCAATTATTCAAACAAAAATCCATAGATTCAAATGTTTATATTTTCGTTGGTGAGACTTGTATAGATGGCAATGAAAAACCTGTTCCTGAAGAGTGACTTTCATCCTGAAAAGATGATATTGATTACCGCATATGTGTTTATCATATTCGGTATCCTAACTACCATAAGTATTCTCCACGATAGACGAAAGATAGCTGAGGACCACTGTGCCGGAAAGAAGGGTACGTTGATTCAGGACAAGAGTGGCCAATTCTATTGCATAAAAAGCAAGTCTCTGGTTTTGTTGTCAGAATAACACCACTTGACAAAGTTTCCGAAGTCTGCGATAATGTATACATGTTGAGAGATAAGGAGATTGTGATGTATTCAAATTTACTGGCTGAGGCGAAAGTGATTCAAGACGCATGGGGCTACGGGCTTCTGGAAGCGATTGAATATATTATTGAACTAGAAGATCAGTATCCTTCTGAGGTGCGCCGTGAGTTGAAACAATTCTTGCGTGATGGTGCCCGTTTGTTTGCGCCTAAAGTTGAGTATGATTTGGTTAGTTCAGACGGTAATGTGATTGGTACTTATAATGTGGAGGCTGTATGATTGGCGAAGGTTATTTGGACGGTCAGCGTGTCATCGGAATGTATATGGGTGATATTGCTGTATCGGGTGTGGTACGTGTATCACGGGTTACTTATGGTGGTAATATGTCGCACCATGTAACATTAGATAATCCCATCAATGTGTTTGGTGCGGTGCGTGATAGCGTGATTCTTGAATCTGAATGTGTTAAAGGAGTTTTATAATGTATATTGCAAGTGATTTTGGTGATGTTCGGATTGTTTATGATGGCTCACCGTTTGAGGTAGCATATGATGTCCGAGTTGAATGGCTAGTTGATGGTGAGTGGAAACTGTACCACGGCATCAATAGTTTGAGTGATGATTATGCAACCACTAATGCACGTGAGTTTGCTGGTCGTGCGAAAGCGAAACTGGCTGCTGAGACTGCGGCTCTAGCATAATGTTCATGTTTGATGTTGAAACACTAGGGGTAGAATCCAATTCTGTGATTCTATCCCTGGCGTGTATCTATTTCAATCCCGACGATAAACCAACGTACAAAGAGTTGGTTGATTCGGCCTATTTTGTTAAGTTCAATGTTCGTGACCAAGTAGAAAACTATGGGCGAAAGATAGATAAGGGCACTTTAGACTGGTGGGAAAAACAGTGTGAAATAGTGCGTAAAAAATCATTTTTGCCCTCAAAAGACGATAGAAATCTGAAAACCGGGGTCGAATCCTTTCATAATTGGGTCGCATCAAAAAACGATAAGAAATGTTGGGTTTGGGCACGTGGATCGTTGGATGATACATTATTGCATTCTATTGAACGCCAATTGAAAGTTGAGACACTGCTGCCCTATAATCGTTGGCGTGATGTCCGTACTGCGGTAGACTTCCTAACGGGCGGCAACAATGGTTATTGTGAGGTGGACCATATTGACTTTTTATATGAGCGTGATATAATTAAACATGATCCTATTATTGATTGTGCTTTAGATATAATGATGCTGCTGTATGGCAAACCTAAATGATTGATATATTTCGCCCTACTATAGAATGGATTCGTGATGACTGGAATAGCAATCGTTATCGTTTCATTGTTGAGCTTTTGGCTTGGGCTGTTAGTATCGGATGTTCACTTACAATGGCTCTCACAGTACCCAATCCTCCGTTACTTATATTATACCCTATTTGGATTGCTGGTTGTGCTATGTATGCTTGGGCTGCTTATACTCGGAAATCGTTTGGCATGTTGGCTAATTACCTCCTGTTGACTACAATTGATACAATCGGTTTGATGCGGATGTTATAAACAATAAATTTATTATGGAGTGAAGTAATGTTAGAATGTTTAATTGTAGGTGATAGTATTGCTGTTGGTGTGAGCCAGGTCCGACCCGAGTGTCAATCAATAGCAAAGAGTGGTATTAATTCATCCAACTGGAATAAACTTCATTTGAGTAAGTTGCAGCCGACGAAGACGTTGATTATCAGCCTGGGTGCGAATGACCTGGGTATTGATACTGAGGCAAATATTCGGAAGTTGCGTGAAAAGGCACAAGCGCAAAGAGTATTCTGGCTGCTGCCTAGCCAGAAGTTGAAGCCCGACCAGTACCGTGCAGTAAAGTTTGTTGCTGGTGATTATGGTGATACTGTAATACCACGCCCAGAAAAAGATATATCTGCTGATGGTGTTCATCCTACCTACAGGGGCTATAAAGTCCTTGGCTACTTGACTGAATAATATGTGGACTCTGATTGTAATGCTTCATGCTGTATCTCCCAATGTACCGCCTGCAAAGGGTTCTATTCTTTTGTATACGCAAGGGCATGAAGAGTGTAAGCAGATAAGGGAAACGATTGTTCGGACATGGAGTTCGGACAAGTACCGCGTAACGGCTAATTGTATTTCGGTGAAACAATGATAAGAGAATTCAAGTGGGAACGATTTGGCGATAAACACTATTATTATGATATAATGACAGGTAAGATTGTCGGTGCGGTGAATAAGATAGCCCTACAAGAAGTTTGGATATCCCTGGTGTATACGGGTGAGTTGAGTTTTACGATACATGATGAAAAACACCTGGGCCAGTATATTTCATTAGATTATGCCAAAGAAGCGACACAAAGGTTCTGGGACATTCAGAATAGGACACTGATAGAACAATGAACGAGAAACTTCAAGAACTTGCCGAACATGCTAAACTTTTAGGTCCTGGAAGTAGGATTGGAAACGCACACGAAGCCGCTGAAAAGTTTGCAGAGTTGATTATACAAGAATGCATAGCATGTTGTGGCTCACAAGCTGATATGAGAAACATTCGAAAGCGATTTGGACTGCCCACTGAAAGTAATGTAAAGTATCCTGGGCCAGAAGCACAGGGACACCATTCACAATATGGCCGAGAGTATAATATACCAAAATGAACGAGAAACTTAAAGAACTAAAGAAGGAAGCATTTAATCAAACTGAATGGGAAGAGTTGGATTATGATAGAATTCTGGAAAAGTTTGGTGAGTTGGTAATCAAAGAGTGTGCAAATTTATTCCCACTAACATTTACGGACGAACAGTATCAGCGCAGGATTGATAAGACGATCCGAAACCATTTTGGACTAGACCAATGAATGATGAAAGCCATTTACCGGTATCTGAGCAGAGTTTAGTATACCGTCTACGAAAACGTGCTGAGATTCGGCGAAATATATCAGACCGCAAAAGCGTCCAAGAGAATAAGCCCGACCGCATAGCAGACTTATTAGAAGAAGCCGCAAATGAAATTGATAGGCTCAAAGAGTTTGAGTGGATGTATAAGGACCTAGAAAAATGACCGAAGAGCGTGAACACATTGGCTACACTGAACGTGAAGAGGGTTATTATAAATTGTATGCACCCGAAAAAGGTTCAATAGTAACGCAGGCATTTATTCTATGCAAGTATTGTAACGGTGCAATTTACACTTGCATGGGACCACGGTATGATGCTGTTTGTTTTACGTGTTATAAAAAAGAACCGGAGTTAAGATGACCAAAATGACCGAACAAAGATATGATGTTGTGATGGACATACTGCAAAAGCACCGCGATAAGCTATGGGACATGACAAAAGGTAATAGTGAATGGGGCATCATGGACCAGATTCGGCTACGGCAAATGGAAGAGTTACAAGATGCCATGGATATTTGGATGAAGTATAAACCAAAGGATGAAGATGATGAATAACAAAATCCAAGAACTGGCCGAACACTGTGATTTTTACATCGGTAACGAACACCATGATAAATCGCACGAAGAACAGCAACGATTGTTTATGGAAAAATTTGCTGAGTTGATTGTATGGGAATGCTGTAAGATATGCGACACGATTGGTCGTGAAGCCCGCAAACAATGGAAAGCAAAATATAATCCACATGATGACGGGCGAAGTGATGGTGCATGGGAATGTGAAGAGCAGATTAAAGAACACTTTGGATGGAGAGACTAATGACTGAATATCAAATGGAAATGTGGTGGGTAGGTCTATTTACGATTGTTAAAGGCCTGACTTATATACTGGCTATTGCATCAATGATAAAATATCTTTGGAGTTGAATAATGGAAGATAAAGTTACTTTCGTTTTTATGCTTTTCTTTGCATTTATAGGTAGTCTATTTGGCTATCAATTTGGTCAGAGTGAAGCAAAGCAAGCGATTGAAGAGTGCCAAAAAGAATTGCCACGGAATATAAACTGCAAAGTGATTGCTGTACCCGTAGACAAAACCTAATCCTCATCCGTTGTCAAAAAGACAACAAAATCCCCACTTGACAATCTTACCAACTCCATCTATACTAGAACCATAGAAGATGGGTTGGAGAACGAAATGAGAAAAGTTATTGATTATCGTGTAATAGATGGTTATAATATTAAAGCCTTCCAAACCGAGGTCTTAGAAGCCCTGAGTGAGGGATATGTACCTGCCGGCGGTGTAGCCGTGACTAGAGGTACGAACGGTGAGACCTATTATTTTCAGGCTGTTATATTGGAGAGTGAATAATGACCAAAGTCTTTATTGTCGTAGCGGTACCAGAAAATGCTGTCCTGCGTGTATTTTCAAAATATGATGATGCTATCGTATACGGCGAAGATTTAGTCCTTGACGGTACCATTGAAGAGTTTGACGTATACGAACGAGAGGTATACTAATGTTCTGGTTTATGATAACACTGGTGATTATTGTTTGGATACTGAACCGCAGATAGGAGATTATCATGGCTGAAGTGAGACTGAATACACCCCTATACAAAGTGACGATGACTGAATACGAGCGTGGATATGGTCAACGTCCTATGGGTGAACGATTCTTTGATACTGAAACGGATGCTGTAGCATTCTGCAATGAATATAATCGTGATCCAGGTGACCCAGATTGCTTTTATCGTGCAAGTTATACAAGGGTAGCCTAATGAAAACATATTACTATATTCCAAATATATTTGACGGTGAAACACCGGACATTGAAAATGCATATGAATTTCGTTCTGAGCGTGATATTCATGCGGTCAACGGTGGCTATGATAGGTGGGAAGTGGAATGGCTAGTTGAAGAAACGGCGAGTGATTATGTGGATAATCATGATGGTTGGGAGATTGCCAACAAATGGTGTGGTTATGAACGAACCTTTGTATTGTGGGATGAGAATAAAAATCTAGTTGGTGAATTTGATGTATTGTTAGAATACGAACCAACTTTTCAAGCATCGAGGAAAAAATGAACTCCAAAATTCATACAATCGGACGCCTAGTTATACAAATTGATTGGGAGTCTACAGGTTGGTTCTATATCAGTCGTAAGGATGAAAAAATAAACATGAAGTTTTTTATTGGCACTATTGAATATGATGATGGTAGTCTAAGCCAAATTATTATTGGACGACTGGCTATCTCATGGGGATGGAAACATGAGTAAAGAACAAATGTGGGAAGATTCCAGATTCCAACTCCTTACTGACCTAGACCGGCTATTCAATAGTAGCAAAGTATGGGGTGGTATGGAATGGGTGTATCATCCACTTTCTCCTGTCAAGTACCGACCCATGGCTGAAAAAGTCCGAGCAGAGTTAGGTAAACTTTATGATGAATATGGAGTGAAAGAATGAATGACCGAATTAGAGAACTTGCTGAACAGGCTGGCTTATTGTATCCACAATTTGGTCCTACTGTTGATACTAGACACCAGCGTAAGAAAAGGGAAAACATTGAAAAGTTCGCCGAGTTGATTGTGAGAGAGTGTGCTGATTATATGTACACCAATTATCCAAATAGTCGTTATGAAGTAAATTACATGCGTAAGCATATGGGCGACCCAGATTGGAATAAACCAATAGGAGTTTAATAATGCCTAGGTTTATTGTTGATTTATGGCTAGATGGATATGAGACTGAAGAAGAGATGGAAGCAGCCTGTGAAGAGTTTATCTACGAGCAATTGACTATGACAGCCAGTTCTGTAACGATTGAGAGAATAGAGGATACAGAATGAACGACCGAATTAGAGAACTTGCTGGACAGGCTGGATTTGATACAGAACACCATAAGTGGATATTTGCCAATGATAATGCAGGTGAAGGCGAATGTCACGAACTGTTAGAAAAGTTTGCCGAATTAATTGTCCAAGAAACAGTCCTAGAAGTCTGGATCCAGTTATTCAATCATGGTATAGACCTATCAGAGAATACATTATTCCTTGAAGCGATGAAAAAGACAAAAGAAAAATTTGGAGTAACCCAATGACATATGCACTTATCGTATGGAGTCTGGTTGCTATATCTCCTACAGAATGGCAGCAGGTTAATATTCGTAAACATTACTATGAATGGCGTCCTCTCCTTACAGTAGATAATAATGGTGGCGTGGATGCACAATCAAATTGTCATGCTATAGCACAAAACCTCAGTATACCAAAAGACAAGTATCGGTGTATCAGGACAAAATAATGAGCATAATTAAACACATATATTGGGCAATCCGGTACGGCTCCTGGGATTGGGGATGGGAACGTTACGAAGGCAAGCCTATGTTGAGTGTGTTTCATTTTTGGTATGATGGACACTGGACAGGTTTCCATCTTTACAAGTTATGGGTATCGGTGCATTACTAAAAAGCTTGACAATCCTACCGAGCCACGATATAATGATTCCATAGTGATTGATTGGAGTAGTTATGAGAAAAGTTATTGGATGGTTATTTGTTTTGATGAATCCTTTTATGGGTATTCCATTAGGACTGTGCTTTGTATATAATCAGATAACTGGTCGTCCTTGGGAAGTTCTTTTCATTGTGATAACGGGCGCATGGATACTATTGTACTGCCTGTGGTTTGATGGTAGCAAATATCAGAGAGGATTGCTATAATGACCAGAGAAGCCACATTATCAGAATGTTATCATGCACTGAGGTATAATGGCGTTGATGTAATCGGTGCCACATTCTTTGCTTTTGTGCTATACATGAGAAAAACAAAGATTGCCATAGTGTAAAATAGTGGGGGAAAGTGTTAAATTGTGTCATGCAACCGCACTACTTCCGAGACCCTATTTATACGACTACAATCCCTAGTACAGGCGCGCGACTTCGGAACTAGGCCTAGTAGTTGTCAGACAAGCAATCCCAGGTGCCGCCCAGGTGCCGCAGTAAATTCCCCAAAAAAATAATATAAAACCGCTTGACAAAGGTTGCCGTTCCTCTTATACTGGCCTTGTGATGAGATGAATTGGAGATTGAAATGATTGCGTTTTTGGTAATTACTTTTGCGGTGCTGGTGGTGTGGGGCGTTCTGGCCCACGGTACTGTTACTACTCTGGGATAATCAAATGGAACTGATTGAAATTATATTTTGTGTTGCTGCTATTCCTGTGGGAATCCTGATTGTCGTTGATGCTATGATTGACCGAGGTGAACTCTAATGAGGACGAAAACTCTAATTCCTGGAATGAAAAATTCCGATGAAATCCTTATCCGATTCATCGATGCCGACGTCCGCGTGGGCATGACTGTAAAGCAAGCGTTGAGTGGTTTTGTAGGTGTCAGCGGATTAGCCGTCGAAAAAGCGTTAAGGTCGTTAGGCGCCGCAAGGCTCGATCCGGGTGCTGCTGGTACCGCTGCTGTAGGGCTAGCAGGTAACTGGCACGGTATTGCACTGCAAGTTGACTATTACACACCTTAAGGAAAATCATGTTTACTGATAAAGAACTTGCAGCCGCTTATCAAAATTACAAGGGTCCGGTGGCAGTTGCAAAAATGGCAAAACCGCGCCCCAACGAAAAGACCTTCCGAAATAACAAGTATTCGATCTTTAATCAAGGTCGTCTGGCCAGTAACTTCGGCCGCGGCGGTACCTTCATTTTTACCGACAAAAAAGCTTGACAAGGTTTTGCACCGTCTGTATAATGGTTTTGTGATGATTAAAATGGAGACTATATGATTACGCAAAAAGAAACACTGAACAAAATTGCTGAGTTGCGCTGGCTAGGGTATGGTGTGCAGTCGATTGCTGCGATCCTGGGTCTAGTGGTACAAGATGTACATGGTGCCGTGACCGCATATAAGTTTAAGTCTTGGACTGAGTTCTATGGAGCAGTGTAATATGATAGCACAATTTACAGAAGCAGAGGTGCAGTTGGCCACACAGGGTCTTGGTGCCACAGTGTTGAAGCCACGCAAGGCACCACGTGTGATGGCCCGAGTGAAACAGAGCAAGGGCTTTGTGAAGGGCAGCAATGGTTTTGCAGTAGGTTATCCAATAAAGGTATTTGTATAAATGAGTAAAGCAAAGTTTAACGCACAAGATGTAGAGTTGGCCCTGGCACAGTTCTTGGCCAGCACCACACCAGCAGAGGTACCTGGGCTAGGGTACAACGGTGACATTACAGTATACAAAGGAAAGAGTGATGGGCAGAGTAAAGGACCTATTGATGGATATCTTGAGGATGTACAATCAGGGCTGGACAGTGAGTGAGATTGCATCATACACAGGTGTGCCGGCATCTGAGATAGAACTCCTGTTGACTACACAGGGTGTAGTATAGAGTAGTGTAGTATAGTGCCCTGGGCGGAAGTGTCCGAGGGCAGTGCTGAGGGCAGTTCGTGTGTAGTGTAAGTGCTGAAATAAAAACCGTTATAAGGCCAAAAAGCTACAATCAAAAGGAACATGCTATTTCAAAGAAACCTTTTCGAGGCACTTCTCGGCTTTATCCATTGAATCGCACCAAAATTTTTTTTCTGGCCATTTTTCACTGAAAGAGTGTCATGCCTATCTTACTGAGACCACTGGAAGAAACAGCCGCAGAAGGCCCGATTATAACCACAGCCGGCATACCACCAGCGCCAGCTATGCCACCGGTACCCACTGAGAAAACATTGGACCCTGGTGAGACTATTGTGTCATCTGATGCAGTTGACATTATGGCAAGTATTATTTCACTGAGTAAAGAGATCGATAATGGTGGTCTACCAAAGCCAGAGATAGATCCCAGTACAGCATCTCTTATCATTTCTGCAATATTCATTTACTTTCTTATCAAAATAGCACTGAGAATGTTACCCTGGATTCTTGGTATTGGTGCTATTATTCTCTTTGCGAAAATGGGCGGTGGTGCTTGACAAAGTTACCAATTCCTCTTAGAATAGAAGCATAGAGAAACGATTGGAGAAATAGCATGTTGACATTATGGAAACATAACTGGAATTTCACTTCTGCTGCTTTATACGTCAATATCAAAAAAGAAACAGAAAAGGCGATTCAGTTTGAAGCCGCTGATAATCCCAAGTATACCTTCTGGCTCCCTAAGAAAGCCGTGAAGTTCGAAGAGATTGAGGGTTCGCCTATGGCGACTATCGCTCGGTGGTGTACTCCTGGCGAGTGGTACTTCAAAGCGGCTGACCGTTATGCAAATTACTATAAAAGGTAAGTAGAGATAGTATTATGATTAAAACGCTAATTAAAAATAAAACACTAACCGCTGAAATTGTAATGGTTCCTCATGAAGTTTTCGAATTGTCAACAACAATCGTTACATTATCATATAGGAATTATTATATCACGACCTGGGCGAAAGTGGATTGGATGGATTTGATAGACTCGGTTAATCGCTGGGCCAAACGAAATAAATTTACTCGGATTAACTGGAAAGATGCTTGACAAAGGTACCGAGTTTCGCTATACTGATCATGTTGAGAGATTTAATTGGAGACCGAAATGACTAAGTTGCTAATTACTACACAAGTTTACGAAAACTACGCTTGGCGTGAAGACGGTACGATTGGTACCGGTGTTGATGCTTACTTCAAACCCAAGGGTGGTGATGAGTATGTCGTGCGTGGCGTCGATCCAGAGCAAGTGTTTGAAGTGCTGGAAAAAGTCGCTTTGCAAATCGAGCAAGCAAACGATTACTTTCAAGAGTTTATCATTGATACAAAAATTGTCGATGATGACTATATGACTGAGTATGAGCGGGATCAGTTAGAGTATGATGGCGAAATTATGTTTCCTGCTAAAGAATTGACTTTGGAGGCTGTATGAAACCTACTGTGACTGGTGACCTGGCTACTGCGCTGATTGGTTACAAAGATGCGATTGTTTCAAACTACTACAACAAATGGGCGCCTGATACGGGCGTTGATGTTGATGTTTCTCGCTTTGGCATTGAGTTTGAAGAAGGCTCAAAGTACGTGAAAGTCGTGTCGGTGTCGTGGAACTCCCGCTCGGTTCATTCGTTCGTTGAAAAGGCTACGGGCGATATTTGGAAAGCGGCTTCGTGGAAAGCACCAGCACGAAACTTTGTGCGTGGTAATGTATTCAAACCCGATTCGTATCTGAATCGGACAACCTGGACAGGAGTGGTATAATTATGCTAAAATGGTTTACTAAAGAAAATCTTCGTGCGGCCATCGGACTTACTTTTGCAGGTCTGATGGTTCTTTGTTTATTCTTGGGCCGAATTGATTTGAGTATCTTTGCGGTTCTGTTTTTGATTCTGATGGAAATTGAAAAAATGAATGGTTATAAATGAGTCCACATCTTGACAAAGAGTTGTGTGAGAAGTATACTAACATAATGGTCGAGCGGCACCTTGGTGCTATGCAAACATCTATGTGTTGGGGCTTTGATCACGGCGACGGCTGGTTTCATATCCTTGATTCGGCTATGAGGCTGGTCCAATCGCACATTGATATGGAACGGCGCCGCGGAAAAGAAATTGACCAAGTTGTGTTTGAGCAGGTTAAAGAGAAGTTTGGTATGCTGACGATATATCATCGTGGTGGTAATGCATACACCGACGGGATCCTTCGCATGGCAGAAGAGGTCAGCCGTTACACCTGTGAAGAATGTGGTGCACCGGGCACACCAACATCGTCTGGTTGGATCCGAACACTGTGTGATAAACACCATGAAGAGATGGGAAAATGATGGTTATTGTAAATGCTTTTTTTGCAGTATTATTCTGGAACATGAGTGATGTTGCAAAAGAAGAAGAACGCCCAGGTTGGGCTTTTATCTATCTGTTAGCGTCTGCCGCAAATGGCGCTGCTGTTCTTGCAAGTATTTTTTAAGGAGAAGTGAAATGAAAGAGTTTATTGTTTTTCCAATTGCATTTTTATTGTTTTTTGCTATGATGTTTTTCTCCATGATTTACATGGACACAATGCGTGAAACTTGTCGTGAAGCCGCAATTGAGAAGGGTTATACTGCTGTTGAAATCCAAGTGATTTGTAAATAAGGAGAAGACAATGCCTAATTGGTGCGATAATTCATTGACACTGACACATTCAGATAAAACAAAACTGGATGAGTTAGTCGTAGAACTTGATAAGGGTGATGATTCGGAGATATTTAAATATCTGCGTCCCTATGAGGGTGAATGGGATTATGGATGGTGTTGTGAGAATTGGGGCACCAAATGGGAAGCACGTGTCTACGGCTGGGAACGTATTGATGAAAATACATTATTCATTAGTTTTGAAACCGCATGGGGACCACCTATTATGTTGTATGAGTTTCTTGAGCAACAAGAATGGGAAGTAGAAGGTCTATATAATGAACCCGGCATGGCTTTTGCTGGCATGTACGAACAGGGCTCAGATAATTATTTTGAGTATGGTGAGTTGTCTGCTGATGAAATTGAAGAAGAGTTGCCCGAAGTATTAGAAGAAACATTTGGTATTGCACAATACAAACGTGACTGTGAAGATGAAGAGGAGTGGTTCGGTCCACCTGATGATTCAGACACCACAGAATGGCCAGAACCTAAAGAAGAAAAGAAATGAGTAATTACGGAATCCACTCCAATCGCTTTCAGGGTGATTATAAACGTGTGCTGACAGTATGCTCGGCTAACATGTTGCGGTCGCCCACGATTGCTCATATCTTATCTGCTGACCCATATAACTTCAATACACGGTCAGCTGGTACAGAATCATATGCATTGATTCCTGTTACCGAAGATTTGCTGATGTGGTGTGATGAAGTTGTATGTGCTGATACGGAACATGCAATGTGGGTACGCAATAAAATGATGGAATGGATGTTAGATAAGCCAATCATTGATTTGCAAATTCCCGATCATTATGAGTATCGTAACCCTGAATTAATTGAAATGATCAAGGAGCGTTATGAATCACGAACTGCTGACTGAAATAGGAATGAAGACCGGTGGGGCGCATTTTCCCGCAGTTTTTCATCATTATCAAAAAGACTACGTTTTGAACGTGTTGTCAGAAATACAAAAAGTTTTACACGAAGTACCATTTGATGCATATGCAATAGACTTCTGGGATGATATTATCAAGCATTTCCAGCTGGATTATTACGAAATTGATAAGTTGCTAAAAAGCAACAAAGAATCTGCTTGACAAAGGTACCTACCTTCTGTAGAATTATACATGTTGATTGATTATTACAGGAGTTTGTGATGGCTTACGTATCTCAAGAGTTGAAAGCAAAACTGGCACCTAAGATTAAGGCAATCTGCAAAAAGTATGGCGTGAAAGCCAGCCTTGCAGTTCGCCATCATTCTACGTTGGTACTGAATGTAAAGTCTGGTAAGATTGATTTTATCAATGATTACGGCGATACACCAGAAACACGGGCTGATGCTGAGAAATTTGGCATTCAAGTGAATCCGTATCATTACAAAAATCATTTCAATGGTGAAGCGTATCATTTTCTGAGTGAAGTAATTCCAGAGATGAATGCTGGTAACTGGGATAAGTCTGATATTCAAACCGATTATTTTAATGTCGGTTGGTACATTGACGTTAATATTGGTAAGTGGAACAAACCTTATACTCTGGAGGCTTAATCATGGATCAGATTGATAAAATCATGGCGTTTGAATCTGGTGAACTAGACTTTGATGCTACGGTAGAATTGTTTCAAGATTTGATTGATTCGGGTCTAGCGTGGCAATTGCAAGGTTCGTATGGTCGTATGGCAAATTCTCTGATTGAGAATGGTTATTGTGAGCGATAAAATGAGTGAGCCAAGAATCGTATCAAACCGAATTCGTACTCCTGATGGTACGATTCTTGAATCTATACATCGGCACGATTATAAAACTTATGTTGACGATAATGGACTTGAATACATGGTTGACGGCGGCTTGGACTATCTGCGCCGTAACGTACATGATGATGCACCACATGAAGAATGGTCGGTATATTCCAATGATCCACATGAAGTAATTCGACAAGTATTTAAGTGGGGAACACGTGGCAAAGATGGTAGACAACCATTGACATATGTGCCGCTGAAAGACTTGACAACGGACCACATTGTGGCTATACTTGAAACTCAAGATCACATTCAACAATATATCAGAAATATTTTTTTGGATGAGATGATTTTTAGAACAAAGAATGTATAAATAAAATTATGAACAAACATATACACAATCCGAAGCCCTGCCAAGAGTATCGCACATTTAGCGATAATGGATCATGGGCGATTACGTTGGGAGTTTGTGTATAGAAGTTAGTCTGTAGCATAAGATTACACAAACCCCGAAGCCCAAAAAGTTTCGGGGTTTTTTTATCTGGGTGTATTGTCAGCCTGGTCAGACGGCTTCCCTTGGAAGGAAGAGGACGGTGGTTCGAATCCACTCACCCAGACCAAAATAATGTGTTGTAAAACAACAACACAAAAATTGCTTGACAGTTTGGCGAAATATCTTTATAATCGTTTCTGTTGAGTGATTGATGTTCTTTAAAAAGTGTGAATCAAAACAGGCGTGAGCGACCTGTCTCTGAAAAGAGTTGAGCAAGGGTTTGATGCGGTAATGACTTCGGCATCATGTAATAGTCTGTTCCTTGTTAGTTTGCGAATTTTAGTTTTATGCACCCATCGTCTAGAGGCCTAGGACATTGCCCTTTCACGGCAGTAACACCGGTTCGAATCCGGTTGGGTGTACCAAAATTTTTTCAAGGAGAGTCCACATGGACAGTGACAAGAGCGACAAGATGAGGGGGCTATAGTCAAACGGTTAAGACAGCGGACTTTTAATCCGTCAGGTCAGGGTTCGAATCCCTGTGGCCCCACCATATAAAAACACATTCAAACACATGATGACGCCCGGGGTTATGGAATGTTTTACGACAGTCCAAGAATGTGTTTCTATATGGTTTGTTGGGATATAGTGTAATGGCAGCACCGCAGACTTTGACTCTGTTAGTCTAGGTTCAAATC